TTTATAATAAAATAATCTATATTGACTTTTTTCTCGTATAACCATACTTGAAAAAGTTAAAGATGTTAGGTTAGGAAAAATATCATCTCTAAATATAGGTAATACTTTTCTACTAATAGAGCCTAATTCAATGTCATCAATACGAGCAGTACCTGCAATAGTTCTTAAACCATCTGGAGAAAGGAAAATTAAATCTCCACCAATCTCTTGAATTGTTTTACCACTTACACAACCAATATTTTTAGTTACCGATGATAAGACTGCTGTAGTATCAAGTCCAGATAATTGATATATACTATTTTTACAAAAGATAATAAGTTTATTACGAAAAGATTTTATACCTACTATTTGGTCTCCAACATCTACTGTACCTGCAGAACTTCCTGTAAAATTTTCTGGTGATAATCTAGTACTCCAAGCAACTACTTGTGGATTTTCTGAATGACCTGCAACTATTAATCTTTCTCCAAAAATAGTAACTAATTCTGGGTCTGATGGAGCTGACCTATTTACTTCTTTAAATGAATAGGTATGTACTCCTGCATTTGTAATTTCTATAACTAATTCACCAATCTTATTAGCACCGTCAGCTATATAAAGTTTACCATATTGTTTATTACCTTCATAAAAAGCAAACTCACAAAGACTTTGAGAACCTCTAGATACTGCACTTCCACTTGAAAGTTGAGCAGCAGTAGCTCCATTTTTATAAATTGTTTGGCTCGATGCACTTGCAGCAAAATTTCCATCTGCTGTCATTGAAGTATTACTTGCTATACTTAATACAAGAAATTGTTCATCATTAATTTTTATATCATCACCAACTGCAAACTCTGTACTAAAAGCTGTACTTGTTCCTGTTATTGTAGCACTACCTGAAGTTACTGCAACTGTTCCTGTTTTAGATTGATAAGTGTTTTTGTTTACTTGACTCCAAGTAGTTCCATCTGCACTATAATAAATATTAGAACCTTGACAAGCTACAACACCTTTAGCATATCTAAATAAACCTTCAATATCATCTGCATTTCCAGCTGGTTGGTTACTTCCAAACTTAGTATAACCATTAACTCTTCTGTATCCACCATGAATAGACGACTCAAAATTATTAAGTCGTTGAGCTACTCCTGGAGTTCTAAAAAGTAAAGCGGTACTTGAAACTAAGTCTAAACCACCTTCACAGTTTATCGATATACCTTGTTCTGCCATGCTTTAAAAAATTCTTTTATTATTTCTTTTTTATTTGTTTTATTCCAGGGAGCTGGTAGCTTTACCTGTTTTTTTGTACTAGACATATATACTACGTCTATCATCCATAGTTTCTGGGAAAGGCTCTATAAGCTGCTCTCTCATACTTCTTAATCCTTTTTGAAATTCAACATCTGATAATTGTGCTTGAGACATATTATCTTTAAATTGATGTACATAATATCTTGCTCTTGCTAATAAAACTGATGTGTATTGTTTAGGAAATACTATTGTATCTCCATGTGCTGTTAATTCTGTAGGTTGTGCATATGCATAAAAATAAATTCTGTATACTCCATCAGGTATAGGAGATAAACCAAGTTTATTATTTTCTGGAACTCTTATAACTCTTCTAGGTATTCCATAAGTTTGTGAATCACTCTTATCACGAGCTTCGTCTAAACCATAAGTTCGTTGCCAACTACTTATAGACATTGGCTGTAGTCTATGAATTTCATATGGAGCAGTTTTACCACTTACTCCTTCTTCTGTAACAATTATATTATCCCAATCAATAAAACTATATTCATTTAAAATTGTTTGAGAACTTCTTAAATCATACCACTTAGTACCAGATGTTGTTTCAACATAAGTATTACCATAATAATTATTAGATGGGTCTCCTACACTTAAAAAACTCCACTTATCTTCTGAAGTGCAGATATCAAAGTAAGCTCTATTAATTGAATCTTTAATATATTTTTGTATACCTAATGCACTAGTAAAAGTAACAGATGTTAATTCTACTTCATTAAGTTCTCTAATTAAAGTATTAGTTAAATCCAAGTATGTTCTAAATGGAGCAGCCATTATTTATTACCATCAGATGAAGTACCAACAATATCAACTTTTCTTCTTAAATCCATTTTACCATATTGTTTAGGGTATTGTTCTTTACTGTAATCACAAGAATCTACACTATCACCTTCTTTTAAAAAAGGTAAATGTTCTGTTATAACATCAGTATACTCAATTCCACTTTTCATCTTAGCCATTTTTAAATTCCTTATATATAAAAGAAAGGGCGAACTTAATCGCCCCTTCTAATTACGTCTTATCCGTATTTGTAGAATGCTGTTACAACAGCATCATCTCTAAGAACACTTCTTCCATAAACATGAAGTCCTCTTACGATATCACCGAAAGTATCAGTGTCTCGTAGAGTTTCAATGTTAAGGATAGATTGTGCGGTAGCAGTAGAGCTGATATGACCAGCTAAACATTTACCGTCTGCATTAGAAGTTGCAGCAATATTATTAGTTTTATACATTTTAAAACCTCTAATAGAACCACTAGCTACTAAGCCGTTTCTTACGCCACCATCACCTTGGTTATAGTCAGAAGACATTAACTTAGAATCAGTATCCGCTAGTTCTTCGTAGAATCTAGGGTCTGCTAAAAACCAACGTCCTTCTTCAGGAACATTGGAATCATCTAATAGTCTTGACAATCTAGCCATAAGTTGTAGTGGAGAGACGTCTGCAGCAGCATTACTTAAGTCAACAGAGTTTGTTGCGTGTGTCATAGTTGTGTCAGCAGTTGAACTATCTGAACCAATTACATGGTCAGGTGAACTTGCTGAACAACCAGCGAACATAGCAACAAGGACTTCAGCGTCCATTGTATCTTTAAGTGTGTAAGCCGCAGAGCTTGCTCCTACAGATGCAAAATTGACATGAGACATTCTTTCCTCAATATCATCGATAATAAACTTAAATGAGTTTGCTTTATCAATAACAAGTGTCGCTTCGGCATCAGTAAGGTATTGTTTTGTAGTCGATGCTGCTCTAGTATAAGCTGCAACAGTTACAGCAGGTTCTTTAATGATTTTAACGGTATCGCCAAAACCACTGATTTCACCAGCGTAGTCTGTATTAGTTATAGCTTCGATAACAGAGGATTTCCTAAAGAAGTTTTGAATCTTCTTCGAGAAAATTTCAGGAACCCAAAATTCATTGGCTGAAACTCCTACATTAAAGTTAGAGAGGTTTGCATTCGACGCATTTTGTAATGTACCCATTACTTCCTCCTTGTTTAGTTGTTAATTTAGCAACTAATCACGAGTAAAATTAGACAGTCGGATTTCCACTACCACCATAATTTCTTTTGCTCATGTCATTAATGACACGACCTTCAGACATAGCTTCTGTAATAGATAATTCGTTCTTATCAAATTCACTTTGAGACATAGCTGCAATTTGAGAACGAGTCCAAATCTTCTTAGTTCCATAGCCTATCTCTTTATTATTTTTTACCTGTATCATTTCTGAAGCAGGTAATAAATCGCCTGAGATATTCTTTTTAGTATTAGAAGATTTTAACTTGCCGACATCTTGTTTGAAGAGGTCAATAGCACGAGCAGCTAAAGTAGCATTTGAACCATTACTATAAATCCAACCTTTTATTTCTTCTGGTTGTCCTTCTGCCCATTGATGAAACTCATCGGATTCTCGAATCTCTGAGAAGTCTGGGTGGTACTTTTCCAAAGTTAACTCTGCTTCTTTATTAGAAATTACTAGATTTTTATCACGAAGAATTTTTAATTCTCCTTTTAAATCTTCCATTTCTTTAGTAGCTTGAGTATGAGCAACTGATTCAACAACATCATAAACATCAGGATAATTCTTTTTAAATGCCTGAAGTTCTTCTTTACTTTTAGGAGCTTTATATTTTGGTCTATTAGCTCTTAATTGTGCGTGAAGTTCTTCTTCTTTTTGTTTAAAAGAATTTACTTTACCGTCATAATGTTTTTTTAAATCATCATACCTTTTTTTATAGTCAACTTTTTTATAAGGTTGAGCTTCTTGAGTTACTTCCTCTTCCTGAGTAGCTTCTTCTGTGTCTATCATTGTATCCACAACTACTTTAGGTTTTGGTGTTTTGTAACCCATCGCATCATTTGCACCTTCGTATGGTTTTTGTGCTGCTTCATCCATAGCATCATAATCAAGATAATCTTTCTTTTGATTATATGGATTAGCTTCTTGTTTATCGTTCTTCAGAGAAGTAGTTCTTTTTTGTAAAAGAGGGTTCTCTTTACTATCCGTCATTTTTAATCACCTTTCGTTGTTATTGTTGGGGTCTTGCATTATTGCAAGAGTAGCCGAAAAATAGAGTGCCTTGGTGATTCCAGGGTAGCTCTATTTATAAAGTTCTACTTGTAGGGGTTTTTCATTAAACCACCACGAGCAGCACTCATGATATCCGTTGGAACAACATCTAAAGGGTCTCCCTCCATTTGTTGTTCATCTTGGATATTCATATCTTTATCGTAATCAATTTCTGCTTTTGTCATCATCTTACGAAGTTTATCTACACCTAAATGTTTAACTGATTTAGCTGTAAAGACAAACTCTCCGTCTGATAATCTTGCAGGGATTGAGTCTGATGTTTCTGTTCCTGGACCATCGACTTCGCCGTCGCCAGTAAATTCATCTGTATCTGTTGCTACTAACATTTTAGGAATTATATCCATTAATTCTGGGTATGCTTGAATAGCTTCTTCTAAAACTTCTTCATCTTGTGATGTTAACATAGATGTATCTACAGTAACATCTATATCTTCTGTTATATCTTCTTCTTCTTCCATAGGAATATCTTCTAATATTTCATCTGTTTCTGCAACAGCTTCTTCTTCTTCTATTTCTTCTATTAAATCAATCGGCATACCTTCATCTTGTATTGTTTGTAATTCTGGAATAACCATACCACCATCATCATAAGCACGGTATCCTGTATCATCTAAAATTTTTTCTTGAAGTTCTGCAACTCCACCATAAGCATATCTTGCTCTTGATGGGTCAAACATTCTCTGTGGTTGTCCTGGGTTTTGTACTTCTGATGGAACTTGTGGAGCTTGTATTCCCATAGTAGGAGCTTTGTCTTCTCCAGTAACAGAAGAAAGTGGTTTATTCTCAGTACCAGTTTTACTTGAGCCTGGTACTCTATAAAGTGCTTGATATCCTGGTGTTGCCATATTAAACCTGTCTTGCTTTCTTTGTTACTCTTAATAAATTATGATTTCCATAAGTAGTTAGTTGGTCAGCAAATAATGGTCCAGGTTGTTCAGTATTTTCTGGCATTACATACCCACCAGGTTTATAACCTTTTACTTTTCTTTTATTTATTTTTTTTAATATCATTAGAACTTTAAACTACTACCGCCCAATTTCTTTAACTTTCCTATTGTGGAGTTTCCAGACTTATAACTAGGTCCATGAATTGATACTCCAGATGGATTTTTAATAAAACCTTTACTCCATTTAGCTTTATTAGTTTGAGTTTTCATACTTTGTTTACTAGCGTAGTTTCTTTGAACTTCTCCTGGATTTTTAGGAGTAGGTTTAGGCATCCACTTAGCTTTATTAGTTTGAGTTTTCATACTTCGTTTACTAGCAGATTCTCTTTGAACATCTCCTGGATTTTTTTTAGCATCCCAATTAATTGAGAAATTATTACTGTAAAATAATTGTTTAGCCATAGTTTCGCCCTTTATTCTTTGTTATAGTTTTTAGTTGTTTCCTGGAGGTGTATTAACTGTTCCAGTAAATTCCATTTCCCCTGGCTGCGGTACATTGCCTGTTCCGATTGTGCCATTGCCAGTTCCTTGACTGTCAATTCCTGAAGCTTCAGGAGGTAATCCTTGAGGACCATCCATTGGGGGCTGGCCGTCAGGACTTGTAGGTTCTTGTATTCCTTGTTGCTGAACATTATTTTGTAATCCTATAATTTTAGCATATATCTCAGCTGCCACAGGGTCATTGATAACTTCATCAGGGTCTAAGTCTAAGCTATATGCAAGTTCTTTTATTATTTCAGAAATCTTAACGAATGGTGCAATCGCTGGATTCTGAACTGTTTGTAAGAACATTGTTAGCCTTTGAGACCTTACTTCTTTTTGCATCAAGCTTGAAGTACCTGTTGCTTTTATCTCTAAGTCACCTTCAATGTTTAAGTCGCCTTCGTAAAATTGCATATTCCATTGAAAGAAACTTTCACCAAGTGGTCTTAGTAAATAGTCATCAATGTTTTTGATTACAGTTTTTACGTTCAAGTTCGCTGCACTTAATAACATAGACATACCAGATGCAGTTCTTGTCATACTTTGCACACCAGTTTGTCCGTGAGAGTACGACGGAATACCTGTTGATTCATCAGCAAGTTGTCTAAACTTATCGAACATCATCATGTTCTCTGTTGCTGTATTTGGAAATTTAAGTCCGTGTACAGCTTGTCCAGGCATACCTGCTTGTCTTCTAAATATTTTACCAGGATACACATCCATTGACTGACCAGCTACAAGAGCTGATTCATCTATGTCAAATACTAGTGACCCTGAAAGAGCAAGGTTATCAATAGCCATCCTTGCATGTCCATTCATAATAGCTTGGGCATCTGACATGTTTTCTGGAACACCGATACCAAAGAAACTATAAGGATTCTTTTCATAAGGAAACGAATGATAAGGTAAACGATAAGGTTTAAATGGATTAACAACCATTCTTAAAACTCTATCATTAGTTACCCAAGCATTAATTTGTAATTCATTTTCTTCTGTAAACTCTTCTGGAATAATCATACCAGATTCTTCAAGTACACTTTTATCTATGATACCCCAATATTCTAAAACTTCAAATCTAGTTAAAGCTTCTGTATTAGAAGTATTTTCACCTAAGTCTAGACTTGATTCAAAACTTCTGTTTTTATAATTAGGACCATCTTCTAGTGTTTCTAATATTGCCCCTTTATTAAAGAATGGTCGGTTCAATAAATTCCTCAGTTGATTTCTATTAAACTTGTGTCGCTGAATTGTGAACTCGCATTCTTCAATATTTTTTGCATTTGGGTCAGGATAAAAATCCCAAAGACTTACATGCTCAACTTTAGGTACTTTTACTTGTTTAGGTTTATATTGTCTACCTTCTTCTTCATTTTTATCATAAACGTGAAGAGTTTTATTAAAAGTAAAAGGGCCTTTAATAATTCCAGTACCGAGAAGTACTGATTCAAATATAGAATTTCTTAACTCACTACCACCATTAGATTCATCAATCTCATCATGAATAAGTCTTTCCATACGACGAGCTGCTATTTGAGCAGGTTTAATCTGTGGCATTTCAGGAAGAGGAGCTGGTCCTTTTTCTAAGTCCGCACCTTCATATTCTTTATTTAGAGATGCTAAAAAATTTTCATTAACATCTTGAAAAGTACTTCCTGGTTCTAAGGTTTTCCCATCCCCTTCAAAACCAAGGGGAGCAGCATCGGGTGTTGGGGCAGGAGTCTCACTTGAATCACCCATTCCCATATCCAAGTTGCCTTCGATAGATGGAGTAGGTTGTTGAAGACCGTCACCTAGTTGTTCCCTTAATGGATTGAGGTGAGCAAAAGTTGCTATACCCTCTGGTATCTTGGTTTCTTCCACAGAGATGGGAAACTTGTTTGCAGAAAATAAAACATCAGTAATTTGTCCATAAGCTGCTAATACTTTAGTCTTTGTTACTTTTACAAAAACTCTTGATTTTTCGTGGTCTCTAAACTTAACATTTTTATAGTATTGTCCACGATAGTTATGATAAGCTTCTAACCATCTATCCTCATCACTTTTACGAGATGATTCAGCATCAGAAAATTTTGTATAGATATAAGCAGAAAGCTTAGATTTCTCTTGCTCTTTAGCTATTTCTTCTACACTTTTCTCTTGTATATTTTCAGTATTATTAATATCGTTAACCATGTATCCCCATATATATATGTTTCTTGTAAGTATCTATAAAATATCGTACTTTCTATTATACAGTCATTTTAACTACTTGTCAAGTATTTTTTTATTTAAATATGATAATAACCACTTATTATCCCTAAATACTTGTATTAAATAGTTAGAAAGACTATTAACCACTACTTCTTCATCATTATCTGAGGATAGTGGTTGACCATCAGTATTAAGAGATGAGATATAAACACACCCATGTAGTATCTCATGAATCAATGTATTAGCCTCATCAATATCAGAAAGTCCAGGCTGTATCTCAATTATATTTTCTCTATGAGTATATTGACCATAACAACCTTCCATATTAGATTTTTTAAATTGAGGAGCTTGTTCCTTAACTTCTATATCTGCAAATCCTATTTTAATT